AAAACGTGACATTACAGACTTCTATGCTGGCGCAGATCAAAAGCTGGCTAATGCTCAAATGCGTATGGACGATGCGGTCAAGGGTGAGATTGATCAAATCATGAAGAACTTAAAGGATGGTACGACTATTCCTAAGAACCTTGATGATATGATCCGCCAACGTAAAGCCGTGTTTGATGAAGACGTAGATCGCCTTTATACGATGGTTAACGACACACTACGCGGTCAAAAAATTATTCCCACGGCAGGTATTAAGGCTGAACTTAAACGTCTAAATGAAGAAACCATTGCCGACATTGGTGCAACTAAGTTTGCTAAAAAAGTAAATGAGTTAGGAGCCTATGCTACAACGCAGGAACTATCGCGCATCCGTACAGGTCTTATGGATGCTTCTCGCAACCCAGCTCTTCTTAACGATGTCAACGTAGGTGCTCTTGGTGCTCTCAAGGCTTCTTTAAACTCGGCTTTTACAGACACTCAACTTTCATTAGCCGACATGGCAGCACAAGGTGTAGGGCGTGTTGCGAAAGCCTCTGATGGATTTAAGATGAATCTTAGCACCGCCGAAGCCGCAGAAGCTCTTGATTTATTAGGTCGGACAAACGATTTTTATAGAGAAAGCATCAGTAGATTCGATAACATCGTTGTTCAGGACATTATAAAGCAGACTAAGTCTGGTCAGATGAACATGAAGTTTGTGTTCGACAAGATCATACAGGAAGACAATCCAGAGGCATTAGATCAATTACTCAAAGCCATTCGTGGTGCTCCAACGGGGAAAGCCTTGGGTGCGGAAACTGGAATCGTGGATCTTGCGGAGGGCACCAGACTCTTAAAGTCACAACGAATTGGTAATCGCACTGTAGCAGAGGCTGTAGAGTTAGCGAATAGACTGCCTGCTAACGATCCAACTCGTAGAATGATTTTAAAGCAGGCTCGTGATATGGAGGCTGAAGCCGCCGAGCGTGCTACAATCCGTGGTACAGGAGCCGAGCAAGCTGAAGCTGTACGTCAAGGCTTATCGAAGATGTATATACAAGAGCAAGTCAAACGCTCCTTGACCATCGACCCTGCTACAGGAGTTGAGGTCATCGATCCTATTAAGCTGGTAGCGAACATCCGGCAGAAGGGCACAACCGTAGACAAACTCCTTGGCAATGATCTGAAGGGTGTTAACGATATCCTGACCGTTCTGGAACGAGGCAAAGCAAACCTTTCACCAAGTGTTGTGCAACAGTTACAAAGCAAACCACTTGGTCAGGCTCTGAAAGACTTACAAACCGCAGAAGCGCGGCGTGCAGCGGTAGATACAAATGTTGTTCTCCGCACTTTACAGTCTACAGCCGACCCTGAAGTAATCGCACAGACTGTGTTCAGAAACCCTGCCTCAATCCGAGAGGCACAGAAGTTTCTTGGCAACAAGGTATCTACAGTCAATGGTCGTGAAGTTCCAACCATGGAACTGGTACGCGATGCCGCCATGGGCAGAGTCCTGAAGCAAATTGGTGCCACGGTAGACGAGGCTGGTTCAATTCGTATGACGGATGACTTCGTTGAGTCCTTCAAGTCAGGCAGGCTGGGCAACAAACTACAGTCGGTTCTACGGTCATATGGTGACGAAACACTAAACACCATGTTTGGTAAGGGTGCCGCCGAAGGATTGAACGCCATGGCAGAGACTATGGTTCGTGCTTCTAACGCCTCGATTGCTGGCAAAGGTGGTCTTGCTGCACCAAACATCGCACTCGGTCTTGGTGTTGCCAGTTTGATTATGAACCCACTTGCTACACTGCCCACAGCGGCGGCGTTCAAGGTAATGTCGGTTGCACTTCGTAATCCGAAAGTATTGAAGATGATGATGGCTTCGCGTCAACCAAACAAAGTCAAAGACTTCCTGTCTGGTAAATTCAAGTCTAATGATCCGATTGCACAAGGGTTTCAAACCATGTGGCAATTGACCTCGGCGGCAACAGTTCAAGGCACACGCATGAGCGTAGAGCAAACGGCTGAAGAAGTACGTCCTGTAACGGCGGCGGCTAGACAGCAACTTGCTCCTGTAGCTAATCAAGCATTACAAACGGCACAAACAGCCATGACTCAAGCACCAAACGTACAGCCTGGTGGGGCTGGAACCGCTGGACAAGTTTCACCAATCTTATTACCCGACCCTGCGACAGCCGCATTGGCGCAAGGTCTTGGAAGGACAACACCATGAACAAAGATAGACTAAGAGAAGAAATCGCAGAAGACGAGGGATGCAAATACGAGGTGTATTTGGATCATTTAGCACTGCCAACCTGTGGCGTGGGTCACTTAATTACTGAGCATGACGAAGAATATGGCAAGCCAGTCGGCACCGTTGTTGAGCAAGAACGAGTTAGAAACTTATTTTCTTTAGACATTGCTGTAACGATTGACGAGTGCAAAGTTCTTTACGAGGACTTTGACGACCTGCCTGAAGAGGCGCAACACATAATTTGCAATATGATGTTTAATATGGGCAGACCGCGTCTTTCCAAATTCAAGGGTATGAAGGCTGGCGTTGATGTTAGGGACTGGAACGCCGCAGCCGATGAGATGGTTGATTCCAGATGGTATACGCAGGTTCCGAACCGAGCTAGACGTTTGGTTGACCGGATGAGGGCATTAGCCGAAAACTAGACCACACACAAAGCTGGTGCACCAAAGGATGATGAGGATATCTCTTGTCATTCTTTCTTTTTTCGCCTCCGCGCTTCTTTTTCTTTCTGTCTTTTGAGTTTAATTCTAAAAAGAATTTTCCTATAATTTTGGTTTTTTTCCGTGTTCTCATGTTTTTCTGTCATCCTACCTCACCCCAGTTGTCCCCCAACTCCTGATCTACCTTGCTTGGCACTTTTAGTTCTAGGCTGGTTTCCATTATTTCGGTGATTCTTGCTGCTTGCTCCTCGGACTCGACATTAAAGCACAGTTCGTCATGTACCGTAAGCAACGGAACCAGTCCTTCCTTGTAGCATTCAACCATCGCCTGTTTGGTTTGATCCGCAGCAGAACCTTGAATTAGCCTGTTCAAAGCCTTATAAGTAAATGCGCGGCGGAGATGCATGCCATATTCCTTTTCAGCGGCTTCCCTTGGCATAGGCTTGTTATAGCCGAATGTCCTAGGCTCCCACATATTGAAACGACACAACCTTCCAAGGATGGTTCGGATCTGACCATGTTTAGCCGCCGCGCCCGAAACCCTGTCTGCAAGTCCTTTAACAAATGGCACTTTTTTATGATACTGGTTCAACAGTTCCTTTGCCTCTTCAGGGCTGATGTCCATTGTATGTGATAACTTACCCACACCCATACCGTACATAATCCCCAAGTTTACAGTCTTGGCTTGCTTGCGAGTGATGTTCGCCATGTCCGCTACCATCTGGTGGAAATCCGCATCACCTTTATGGTACTCCGCTACAACATCATCAATCGCCGGATGACGATCCTCCTCGTTTAAGGATGCACAGTAATGCACCAAGAGCCTTGGCTCCTGACTCGAGTAGTCAAAGCTGCCCCACTTGCAGTCATCGTCCGGCACAAACAAACCACGGATCATAGCCTTGATCTCTGGATCTCGCGCTGGGATTTGCTGAAGGTTGGGATTGCTTGACGAAAATCTTCCGGTAACCGTACCGCCATCGTCAGAACGAAGCTGATGAAACTCGCAGTGTATACGCCCTTTGTGTGAGAACTTTAGGATGTTATCTACAAACGTATTGCTTGCCTTGTCTAGTTCGCGCAGTCTCAGGATCTTGGCGGCTACCTCGTGTGGATGCGCTTGCAGAAATGCTTTGGTAAAGGATGGCTGTCCATTGCCCTCTGTGTTGTTGTAATGCAGATTGTGGTAGTCAAACACCTTGGCAACGCTCTTGGCTACCCACGGTTCAACTTGGACTCCTGTATCACGTTTTATTTCTGCTACCAGTTCTTTCTTCCGTGCAATCAACTTCGTCTTGGTTTGTTCGGCTTGGTCGATGTTTACCTTTACACCCTTCTCACGCATATCAAGCATGACTGGTATCAGTGCCGTTTCCAGATCAAACACCGTCATAAGGCTCTGCACCTCAATCTCGGTCTTGAATCTCTGCCATAGCTTGAGTGTAATCTCCGCGTCCTTCTCGGCATACGCACCCACAAACCGTGAGTTCAACCGCCACATCTCGCCCTTGGGGTCAAAGCCGTGATCGTTGGCAGCGGCACGAAGCGTCCGCTCGTCCTTCCTCATGTTGATGTAGTCTCTGCCCAGATTGTTCAAGCTGTAGCTAAATCTGTTCTCGTCAATCAAAGGCGCAGCCACCATGGTGTCGATGATCGTCCCTTGGATCTTGACTCCTGCCCACCGCAACCAGCCAGCATCATATGTGGCGTTATGCATGATCTTCGGAATCTCAGGTGTAGCAAGCTGATCTGCCAGCCAAGACATGACCTTCTTCAAGGGGATGTTACCACCGCCCTCATGTGCGATAGGGTAGTATCCAATAAAGTCACCAGCCGCAATAGCCACGCCAACGATGAAACCGTCACCTCGTGCCCATCCTGGGCCTAGGGTTGTCAGGTTCGGATCGCTTGTCTCAAGGTCTACGGAGATGTATTCACTGTTGCGGAGATCAGGGAAGACCTCTGGAGGTAGCCAGTCCTTTTCTATAACGTCTAAGTCCATGCGTTCTAGAAAACTAATTTGGCTTTTTTCTTTAGCCATCAATCTCTCCTGCAAGACTAGCGTAACCAGCAAGGTCAACCCAACTGTCTTGATGTGTAGGTGTAACAATTAATCGCGCCATTTTCAAGGCTGACAGGCAAAGGTAGACCTCAGACACGGTAACCTCACGCTCCAAAATCACAGACCACAACTTCGCCACACGTTCATGGTTTTCGTATGCGTCACCATAATCCTTGGCTCTCGGACCATTGACCAAGTTCTTTGCTTCATCTAATAACTTATCGCGTTTCATATCCCATACCTATATCTTGCTGGTGAATCTACTATATGCAGGTTGTGCCGTGCTCTTGTTATGCCTGTATAAAACACACGGTGCTCATCGTCCTGATCAGGGTTGTTGACCGCTGGAAACGATGACTCGGTTAAAAGCATTATATTATCATCCTCGCCGCCCTTCATCCGGTGGATAGTGGACAAGGCTATACGAGGCTTCAAAAGATCCTCGCCGCGCCTTCTGATTGCGGCGACATATGTAATATCCTCTCTGGACATGTTCACAACCGTTTCTGGTCGTGTGTCTATCGAGGCCAGCAATCCATGGTGGGCAACAAGTTCTTCGTACCCATACAATCCCTCTGGATCTACTGTGTCAAAAGTCTTCTTGGCTCCACGTTTGAGCAACGCCTTTTCACCCTGCTTGGGCATCAGGTCATACATCTCTCTCAGACTGCCGATACTTACCTGCTTGCCATCCGTCAGCAAACTCCATGTATCCATACCCTGTAGATATGCTGGGTTTAAACTTGGTCTGCCAAACCGCTCAAACAGATAACCGTCATCACGCAACTGGTTGTGAATAAAGTTCAAGGATCTGTTGGTTCTAGCCATAATAGTCCACGAACCTTCATCAATATTCACATCATACCAATTCATGTGAAAATCTACCAAGCCATCTTCATCTCTGGGCTTCCAGTCCTTGTGCTGCCTGTACCCTATCCGATTTACCACCTTGTTAGCTAAATGATACACGGCTCTTGGTACACGGTAACTCTGGTTCAAGATCTGCTTGTTCTTGGAGGCATTCATAAAACTGCTAATGTCCACACCGTTCCAACGGTGGATGCACTGATCGTCATCGCCTGCATACCAGACTCGGCTGGCATTCTCTTTCAATAGAAGAACCTGCTTCCATTGTAGGGGCGTAAGATCCTGCGCTTCGTCCACGATCAGAACATCAAGCGTGGGGGCTGTCCCCTGATCCACGAACATCTGAACCATATCGGTATAGTCAACCTTGTTAAGGTCGCTCTTATATATGGCGTATACTTCGTTCACACGTTTGAGCATTGACCAATGCAATGTGTAATCGCCTTTGTCATTGTACTCCTGATCCATTGTAATACAGCGCAGCTTGGCGCGGCTGATTATCTCGAGGTAGCGATTGCCCTCCTTGGCGGACAACGGAACAAGACCCTCTTCCAATGCTTCGGCAGTGCTAGTGTCAAACTGCATACCCAGAGCCTGACCCAGTTTTCTAAAATCTGCTGGCTGAATCGTGTCGCGCTTATCCATGCCCAACCAGTTGAAGCCAATCGAATGTAGCGTCTTGAACCACGGTACATCTTTTTCTGTAAGACCTAGTTCTTTGCCCACACGATCTCGTGCCTCTTCAATAGACTTACGAGAGAAAGACACAAACCCTATACGATCTGGCGGCGTACCACGGTTCAGTTCGTCACGCACAATGTTAATCATCGTATGTGTCTTGCCGCATCCAGGTGGCCCAAAGATCAAAGTTTCTTCAGGCATCTTCACTCTCACGAGGGCGAGAGTCTAACCACTCTTGAACCTCCATCATGCTCCAGCGCGATACACTGACCTTACCATCAGACTTATGCGCTCCAAAAATAACAGGCTTTGGAAAATGCCCCTCTTTAACCCACCCATAGATTGTAGACCTAGAGACTCCCAGCATCTCTGAAATGTCCCCAACCTTGACATAGGAAGGTAGTTTAGAACGGGATGTCATTAAACTTCTCCTTTGTTGGTAACTCAATTTCATTTATTTCAAACTCTGGCACATGCCATACACGCAGGTTCTTCCACTGGCCTGTATCATCATCCTTCAACTTGTAGATGCTGTTACACTCCTGCCCACCATTTAAGTCCTTCAACCGCTCCTGTATCTGTGGTCTTTTGTATTCGTTGAAACCACGGTTGCGTAAGAACTCCATAAGTCCTTTCAGCGTAAACAAAGTCATGTCATTCTCTGTCCAAGGCTTACCCATAACCATTTCTTCGGGTGACCGTGCCCTGATTCGACTGGTACAAAATATCTCAAGCAGTTCCTCAAACTGTCCCTTGAAGGTCAGTTC